ATATTTTTAGATGCTGATGGTGGGGATATTTTTTTAAGAGACGGTAGCTCTACGACATTTGGATCTTTAACAAACACAAGTGGTAATTTAATTATTAAATCAGGGACTACAACAGCCGCTACATTCAGCGGTGCAAACGTCACGTTTGCAGGCACACTAGCATCGGGCGCCATAACCAGTTCGGGCGACGTCACAGCGTTCTCTGACATGCGTATCAAACACGACATTGAAACAATAGAAGGTGCTCTTGATAAGGTATCCGATATGCGTGGTGTATACTTCAAAAGAAATAACGGTGAAGCGGGGACCGGGGTTATTGCACAAGAGATTGAAAACATTCTACCTGAAGTTGTAAAAGACGGCGAATACAAATCTGTTGCTTACGGCAATATGGTAGGCATATTAATTGAAGCAATCAAAGAATTGAAAGCAGAGGTAGAGAAGCTAAAGGAGTCTAAGTAATGACTATCAAATCTAGCGGCTCACTTACATTCACAGAAATAGTTGCTGAGTGGGCAGGAAGCACGCCGCACGGACTTGACGAGTATCATTCTGGAGAAAGTTTAGTTTACTCAGGCGCTGCCGATGGTAGTGGTAATGCTATACCAAGTTCTGGCACAATTTCTTTTTCTGATTTTTACGATACTACAAAATTTTCAACAACAAGTGCATCATCATCAACAGGCTCTGTATCAGTGCCGGCCGATGCAAATGCAATTTATATTATTACTGCTTTTGGTGCGGGAGGTGGAGGCACATCTGGACTTGATTATGATAAAGCTGGTGGTGAATCAGCTGGTGGTGGTGGAGGTGGTGGTGCTTACGCTGCCGGTGTTTATTTAACAGTGTCTGGTGGTGAAACAATTTCTGTTTCTGTTGGATCTGGCGGATCTCCTGGAAGCACAAGCACTTTTACATATACTGCTTCAGCAGGTTCTGGTGGTGCAACAACAGTTACTAGAGCTAACGGCACAACTATTTTATCTGCTGGTGGAGGTGGAGGTGCCTCTTTTTCAAACGGTGGTGTGCAAGGTCCACTAGCTAGTCATACAGCTGGATCAGCTGGTTCTATTTCTGTAAGTGGTCAGGTTACGTCTGGAACAACAACCTCTGGTGTTTCTGTATCGTCTGGAACAACAGCTAATGGTAATGCTGGTACAGTAGGTGCTAACTGTAGTGGTGACAACTGTAGAATTAGTGGAAGATCAGGTGGTAATAGTGGTGCTGGTTCTGGTGGTGGCTCTGGTGGTTCTTCTTCGGGAGCTGGTACAGCGGGTTCTAATGGAGGAACTGGTGGTGGCGGTGGCGGTGGCGCTGCGCAAGTCAACGCCGGAAGAACAGCGGGTGGCTCTGGTGGTTCAGGGTCTATAAGTTATCAATTTGTGAGGATCGTATAATGCCATTAGCTACAGTAAAATTTGCACCAGGGTTTGACAAACAAAGCACCGCGTACGGTGCTGAGGGTAAATGGATTGACGGAGAAAATATTCGCTTTCGTTATGGTCAGCCAGAAAAAATTGGTGGTTGGGTAAAACTTGTTGCCAATAAACTATATGGTTCTGTGCGTGCTCAGTTTGCATGGTCATCGCTTGATGGAACGAGGTTCTTGGCTTTAGGCACAGATAAAAAATTATACATATACACAGAGGGTGCCATACATGACATCACACCTCTTCGTGCAACAGAAAGTAATCTTACAAATCCATTTGTAACGACCGATGGATCAGCAGTCGTAACTGTAACAGACGCGGGTCATGGTGCAACAGCAGGAGACTTTGTAACATTTTCTAATGCAGATGCTGTTGGTGGTTTAGATATGAATGCAGAGTTTGAAATTACAGAGGTTGTGAGTTCTAGTGTATACAAAGTAACTCATTCTAGTAACGCCAGCTCAGGTGCCACGGGCGGTGGATCGAGCACCGTGGATGTAGAGTATCAATTAAGTGTTGGTCAAGAAGTGAACACATACGGTTATGGTTGGGGTATTGATGCGTGGAATGGAATTGCAGATACAGGTAGAATTACAGATCAACTTAACGAAGCACTGGATGCAACTGAGACAGGTGTCGATGTTGACGATGGCAGTAAGTTTGCAAACGGTGATTATATTTTAGTGGACCAAGAAATTATGAAAGTGACTGGTGTATCAAGCAACACACTAACTGTTACGAGAGATCTCACAACTAACGAAGGTACAACAACCGTATCTGCTGGTAGTCATGATGCAACCACACACGCTGACAATGCAACCGTTACAATTATATTTGATGCATCAAATACAGATATTAATGCAACCAGTTGGAATGAAGCAGCATCATCATCAACAACAGTTCTTGATTCTAGATACTGGGTGTTTGAAAACTTTGGTGAGGATTTACTAGCACTGCAAAGTAATGGTAAATTATTTAAGTGGGACAAATCAGGCGGTGTTACCACACGGGCAACTGTGGTGCACGCAAACGCACCGACTGCATCAAGACATTTAATTTTATCAACACCAGATAGACACGCTATACTTCTTGGCACAGAAACAACTATTGGTAGCACAACAACACAAGACGATTTATTTTTACGTTTTTCTTCACAAGAAGACACATCTACATGGTCACCGACAAGTACAAACACAGCAGGTTCTTTTAGGATACAAGATGGTTCTAAAATTATTACAACACTAAGATCTCGTGGATCTATATTGATATGGACAGACACATCATTGCACTCACTACAGTTTATTGGACCACCTTTTATATTTGGTTTATCACAAGTAGCATCTAACTGTGGAGCGGTGTCTCCGTATGCAGCTGTGGATGTCAACGGTACAACTTTCTGGATGAGTCAACAATCGTTCTACATGTTTGATGGTGCGGTTAGAAAAATACCATGCCCTGTACAAGATTATGTGTTTGATGATTTTAGTATTACACAGCAACCTTTAATCTATGCTGGGTTGAATTCTGACTTCAACGAAATTACGTGGTTCTACGCAAGTGCTGATTCAAACTTTATTGATAGAAATGTAACTTACAATTATGTCGAGGGCACGTGGTACACAAACTCACTCGATAGAACGACATGGTTAGATTATGGTGTTTATCAAGTGCCGTATGCAACACAATACAGCCCAACTGTTGTTGGTGACACACCAACAGTATTAGGTGCAACAGATGGCTCAAGTATTATCTATCAACACGAACAAGGCACAGACAACGACACTGAAGCTATGGAGTGTTTTTTACAGTCTGGTGACTTTGACATTGAAGATGGACAAAACATTTTATCTGTATCTCGTTTTATACCTGACTTCAAAGACCAGGAAGGTAGTGCAGAAGTATTGTTAAGTTTTAAAGATTTTTCTGCAACCACAAGCACAACAGCATTGAAGACAGCTATCACCAGCTCGTCATCAACCAGTGACATTACACTTAAAAAATCTACAAACTTCCCGTCAGAAGGCACGATACTTATTGGTACAGAATTAATTACATATACATCAAACAACACAACGACTGGTGTATTGGGCGGCATTGCTCGTGGAGCGAGCAGCAGCACAGCAACGACACATGCCTCAAACAAAAAAGTTACAAACTATACAGATGTTAGAATCAACAGATCTACAGTGACACCGACAACTACAAAAATAGATACACGTGGTCGAGCACGACAAGCAAACGTCGTGATCTCAAGCACAGCGATTGGTGACAAGTGGAGATACGGCACACTAAGATTAGACGTTAAACCAGACGGAGGCAGATAATGGCTAAGGTAGTAATAGGACGATTGCCAAGTGCAACACCAGAATATGATCGCACTCAGTTTGACACACTGATTCGTGAGCTTGAACAAATTATAACACAATTAAACTTTTCGTATGAACAACAATCAAAAGACGAAAATTTAGCAAGGAGTTGGTTCGTTGGCTGATACATTTTTATCCAAATCTTTAATACTAGCAAATACAAGTGAAACTACTTTGTATACGGTGCCTACTACAGATGACACGTCTACACCCCCTACGGCGTCAACAACGGCATTGATCAAATCTATACGACTGTACAACTCACATACAAGCAATGTGTTGGTGACATTGACGCTAACTGACAAAGACAGCGATACAGGAGCCGATACAAAGTCCACACTATTTAAAATGTACCTGCCGGCCACAGATGCAACAACGGACTCTTTCCCCATAGGCAACCCTTTTGAGGTATTAAAGATGCCTTTGGTTGCAAACGAGGGAGATGTCGTTAAAATCACTGCTGGAACAGCCGCAAAAATACATGTACAACTATCAGTATTGGAGATTACGTAATGGCAATGAAACTTATCAGAGAAGCTAAGAAGACAGAATATAAGGTCGAAGACGGCAAAACCTTGGTTGTTATGCAGCCAGAGATATATCAACGAATATATTGTAAAAACTGTGGAAATGAAGTAGATTCAGAATT